CTTGGTAAAAGAAGAATAGAAAAGATTGAAACAATTTATGAAAACATTGATACTGAACTGATATGGTTAGTTTGAAACAACTCAAAACGCCTGTGCGCTACCCTGGGGGTAAGAGTAGAGCGGTCACCAAAATGGACCCATACTTTCCAGACCTTCGCAACTATGATGAATTCCGGGAACCATTTCTTGGTGGCGGAAGCGTTGCAATTTATATTACTAAAAAATATTCCTTTCTGGATATTTGGGTAAATGATTTGTATGAACCTCTGGTAAACTTTTGGCAACAACTCCAGATGTTTGGTGATGATTTAAAGAGTGAACTTAGTGGGTTGAAGTTGGCGTATTGTACACCAGAACTTGCTAGAGAACTTTTCTTAAAATCAAAAGAGCAAATTAATGATGAAACTGAATCAAACCTTAATCGTGCTGTTGCTTTTTATATTGTTAACAAATGTTCTTTTAGTGGTCTTACCGAAAGTTCTTCTTTTTCTCCACAAGCATCAAATAACAATTTTTCATTGAGAGGCATTGAAAAACTTCCAGAATATTCAAAACTTATTGCTAATTGGCGTATAACTAATTACTCCTACGACTATCTAATGGATGGAAATAAGGGTGCTTTTATGTATCTTGACCCTCCTTATGACATTAAGGATAATCTCTATGGGCGTAAGGGATCAATGCACAAAGGATTTGATCACGATAAGTTTGCTGCCGATTGCGATGCTAATGATATGGATATGCTCGTAAGTTATAATTCGGACCAACTTGTAAAGGACCGTTTTAAAAACTGGAACGCTGCAGAGTTTGACCTTACTTACACAATGCGTTCGGTGGGTGAGTATATGAGAGACCAAAAACAACGCAAAGAACTATTACTTTTTAATTATGGAATTGAAGGACTGGTTAAACTCGATCAATCAGACGAAACAGCATCTGATTGACGAAGACCCTTCACTTGAGAAGGAGTATGCACCTTATATCATCAATCGTTGCTTTTCTGGTCACATTGACTGTATTATGTTTGCCAATGAAATGAATCAATATCATTTCCTTGCTAAAAAGATGCAGTATGACTTTTTTATAAATAGTCTGAGGAAAAAGAAGAGATTTTCTCCCTGGCTCCGTCAAGATAAAATCAAAGACCTTGATTATGTCAAACGTTATTATGGATATAGTAATGAGAAGGCAAAACAAGCTCTAAAGATTCTTACTACAGAACAACTCAATTTTATTAAGTCTAAATTTGAAACTGGAGGAACAAAATGAGTATTGTAAAAGAAGTAACTGTGAATTGGACACCTGAACAGATGGTTGAAATTGTTTTAAATGAACCTGATGACTTTCTTAAGGTTCGTGAAACTTTGACCCGTATCGGAGTTGCTTCACGTAAGGAAAAGAAAATCTATCAATCTTGCCATATTCTGCATAAGCAAGGTAGATATTATCTCGTTCACTTTAAGGAACTGTTTGCTCTGGATGGCAAACACGCAAACCTGACTGTGAATGATGTTCAGCGTCGTAATCGCATTGCTCAACTTATTGCTGATTGGGGTCTTGTGACTATTGTGGATGCTGAAAAAATTCAGGATATTGCTCCACTTAATCAAATTAAAGTTCTTTCCTTCAAAGATAAGGGAGACTGGATTCTAGAGACCAAATATAATATTGGATCTAAGAAAAAGAGAACTGATGAGGTTGAATAAATAAACTTGAGACTTTCGTGCGGTCTCTACAAAAGTTCGGAACACCCTAAAAGAGATTCGGTTTTTACCGTATCTCTTTTTTTGTATTTGTGGTTAAATAGTATTGGATGCCGAAAGGGTCCACAAAATACAAACTCGCTTTTAAAGGAGCTACCATAATGACTAATCTAACAAGATATACTGCTGCGGATCTTCCTACTTTACTGGATAAGATTACCCGCAACAGTATTGGAATGGATGAATATTTTGATCGTCTTTTCAATCTTCACGAAACTACAACAAATTATCCACCATATAACCTAGTACAAATAAATAATGTCGAATCTCGCCTTGAGATTGCCCTTGCAGGATTTAAGAAAGGAGAGGTAAATGTCTTCACAGAGTATGGAAAACTTTTTGTCGAGGGGCAAAAATCAGATACTGAATCGGATGGGACGTTTATCCACAAGGGTTTGGCTAGCAGAAGTTTCAAGAGAGCGTGGACACTCTCAGACGACACAGAAGTCAGAGAAGTCCTCTTTGAAGATGGACTACTTACCATTCGACTAGGTAAAATCGTTCCGGAACATCATTCTCGCAAAGACTATCTCTAAATAAAGAAAACGCAAAAATATTGATGAAGTCTTTCCATCAGTTTATTAATGAAGTAAAAACTATTCCATATCCAGCGGCAAAACCACATAAAGTTTACAACAAAGGTAAGGTAACTAATGTGGGTGCTGGTAGAGCTGTTCCCATTAATCCGGGAAGTGGTGCTGGTGATAGTGGTGGAAGTGGTGATGGAGACTAAATAGAAATGAATATCGTCGGCGCTTAGCCACGGGAGGTAACTGGCAAAATCCAGTTGACACCTCCCTTTTTTCTTGCTATAATACTTAAAGGAGTGAGATGAAAATGTCAATTAAGTTAATTGTTTTAAAGACTGGTGAAAACATAGTTGCTGAGGCAAAGGAAGCAACTAAAAAAAATAATAGTGATGATGAATACACCCTTCCTGAATTTTACATTTTGGAAGAACCGTATCTTTTGAGTGTTGCTGATCCATATTTAATTGATGAAAAAATGAAAGTTGAAAAATCATCAGTTAAAGTGCAAATGACCCCATGGAACATATTTTCGGATGATAGTTCCATTGTACTTTTTCCAGATTCAGTTTTGACTATTGTAAACCCAATAAAGTCTATTGTTGAAATGTACGAGGAGAGGAAAAATGGATAAAGTGATAAAGTGTGTTCTCTTAGATGTGGACAATGTTCTCATCACAGAAGTCATTGAAATTATGGCTGATATTGGTCAACCCAATTGTAAATTAGTAAATCCTTATCAATTTTTTAGTATTGATGATATGAAACCTTGGCCAAAAGTTTCAAATCAAAAAGAAATAATGATTAGTTCAGATCGTATTTTGACTATTGCAGACCCAACTTCCGAAGTTATTGAAAAGTATCTTGAATTAACTGCAGAATGAGATTTTACACAAATGTCCAGATGGTTGGAGACAACTTCTTGGTTCGTGGTTATGAAGATGGCAAACACTTCATGACCCGTGAGAAGTTTTATCCAACTCTTTTTGTCCCTGCGAATAAAAAAACTAAATATCAAACTTTGAATGGTGATTATGTTGAGTCAGTCCAACCCGGTTCTGTTCGTGACTGTCGTGAATTCGTTAAGAAGTATGAGAATGTAGAGAACTTTAAAATCTTCGGAAATACTCAATACATCTATCAATATATTTCTCAAGTTTATCCAGAAGACGAAATCAAGTTCGATACAAGTAAAATTAAAATTACAACTCTTGATATTGAGGTTGCTTCCGAAAATGGATTCCCTGATGTAGAGTCTGCCGCAGAGGAAGTGCTGCTGATTACAATTCAGGATTATTCGTCAAAGCAAATTCGTACTTGGGGTTTGGGTCCATTTCAGAACAAGCAAAAGAATGTAATTTACAGGTCTTTTACTACTGAAAGAGACTTGTTGATGGACTTTATCAACTGGTGGATGACTGAGGATAATATCCCAGAAGTTGTGACTGGGTGGAATATTGAACTGTATGATATTCCGTATCTTGTTCGCCGTCTGGACCGTGTGCTTGGTGAGAAACTCATGAAGCGTATGTCTCCATGGGGTCTTGTCACCGAAGATGAGATTTATATTTCCGGTCGTAAGCATATTTCTTATGATGTTGGTGGTATTACTCAACTTGACTATCTGAATCTTTATAAGAAGTTTACTTATAAGGCACAGGAATCATACCGTCTGGATTATATTGCCGAAGTTGAACTTGGACAGAAGAAACTGGACCACTCTGAGTTCGATACCTTTAAGGACTTCTATACCAAAGGTTGGCAGAAGTTCGTTGAATATAACATCGTTGACGTAGAAC